AGTACCGCAAGATGGTACAAGCACATGCTCAAGAGAGAAACCATGATCTAATGTATCGTGGTATCAAAGTAGAACGCAAGTTCGCTTCTAAGAGCTAAACCAAATTTCACTTTTGGTTTCCATGAATCTGGGAAATTTTTTTCCCAGATTTTTTTGTGTCTAGAGTCGAGCATAAATACTTAGTAACGTCTGCATATTATATGGTGGAAGAAGAGCAGAGGAAAGACAGGAGAAAGACAGCAAAGAAGATCATTAAGCTTGCCAAAAAGCATCCAACGTGGTATACTAAAGAGGAAGTCAAGTACGCTAAATTAGTTCGTAAGAAATTAAAAAAGAATGCAACAAGTGAAATTAGTATCAGTGACTCCCAAAGCAGAGGAGACGATGGGGTACGTGGCGAGAGTCAGCAACCCGAAGAACCAAGACAACCCAAACGTAGCTGGGTTGCTAGGTTACTGCATAAAGCATGGTCACTGGTCGGTCTTTGAACAGGCACACATGACTGTGGAGATTGAGACTACTCGTGGTCTTGCTGCACAGATACTAAGGCACAGGTCATTCACATACCAAGAGTTTTCACAACGGTATGCTGATAGTAGTCTGCTTGCTGATGAGATTCCTTTGCCTGAACTACGTAGACAAGACTTAAAGAACCGTCAGAATTCTACTGATGATATGGATGAGAGGAAGGTGAATCATTATAATAAAAAGATGCAACAACATTTCAAGCAAGGGATGCAGTTGTATCAGAACATGCTGAAGGATGGTGTTGCTAAGGAGTGTGCTCGGTTTGTACTACCTCTTGCTACACCGACTCGCTTATATATGACAGGTAGTGTACGTTCTTGGGTACATTACATAGACCTACGTTCTGCACATGGAACCCAGAAGGAACACATGGACATAGCAGAGAAGGTTAGGTCAGTCTTTAAAGAACAGTTCCCAATAGTATCGGAGGCATTAGGATGGGTGTAAGTGACTTTGCAATGCAGTTGAAGCAAGGGACTAAGAAGTCTCATACCATGGCTGAGAACACTGGTTTCGTTAGACAATTCCTTAAGGGATGTGTAGATGAAATGAACTATCGTCAGTTGGTTGCTAACTTCTACTTCATTTACCAAGCATTAGAGTCTGAGATGGAGAATCTTAAGGATGATCCTTACGTTGGACCTCTTAGATTAAATGGTCTAGCAAGAAAGGATGCATTGGTTAAAGATCTTGAGTGGTACTATGGTGATAACTGGAAGGATACTATACGTCCTACAGAACAGGCACAAAGATATGTTGCTCGTATCCATGAGGTAGCACATGAATCACCTAGACTATTGGTAGGACATCATTACACTAGGTACATGGGTGACCTATCAGGTGGTCAGATCCTTAAAGGTATTGCTAAGAATGCTATGGGTTTACAAGATAGAGGTTTAGATTTCTATGAGTTCCCTGAGATCACAGACAAGAAGGGGTTCAAAGAATCCTATAGGAGTGTGCTTAATGACTTCCTACCTTGCGATCAGGCAGACGTTGATGCTATAATAGTAGAAGCGAACTATGCTTTTAGATTAAACATGTATATGTTTGATGAGATTGATGGTGATGCTGGTAAAACATTCTGGCAACTATTCAAGCAAGGATTACTTCATGTACTAGGAGAACTTATTATCTCTAAGAGGTATCGGTAATGGGATTGTCGCAGCATTTTGGGACACCCATCTTTAGTATGATAGCTGAAGGTGAGAAATATAATCAGATACAGGATGAATTGTGGGGTGTTTACAATCAATTAAATATGAAGCACCTACCATTTGCTCCTGATGCACATGATGTGAGTACCGATAAAAATGATAAATTTTTTAGAGGTGATGTTCTTAAAGCATATGAATGTGATTATTTCCTTAGTTACTTAGACCATGCTGTTAGACAATACATAAAAGGTGTTGAGAACGCACAGGTTGGACTTAAGGATGGTAAACCAGTACAGGTTGAATTCAAAAGGTCTATTAACTATTATATAAGTGAGTCTTGGTTTACTAGGACAAATCATTTACGTTATGCACCTAATCATAATCATGGGGATAGTGATATCGCTGGAGTATATTATTTGGATACCAATGGTAAAGATGGTAGTATTAAAATCAAAAGTCCTAATAGATATTTTGTAGGAAACTACATCTATTCAATAATGACTGCTTCTGATTGTTCTATCCCTCTTAAGAATGGTGTCCTTGGTTTATGGCCAGCTATCTTAGATCATTCTACTGAAGTCAATGAAACAGATCATGAACGAATAAGTCTTAGTTTTAATATTGTCTTTAAAGACAGAGCTTTAACAGGACAAGACACCACCGACCACAATTACTTTTAAACATGCCAACATATCCACTAAAACATAAAGAGACAGGAGAGACTAAAGAACTCGTCATGTCTATGAAAGAGTACGATCAATGGAGAAAGGACAATCCCGACTGGGATAAGGACTGGTCTAAAGGTTGTGCTGGTGTCGGTGAGGTAGGAGAATGGCGTGATAAAATGACTAAAACACATCCAGGATGGGCAGATATTATGAAGAACAAAGTTCAGAAGCAACCAGGTTCACGAGTGAGGGGTTGGTAATGGCTACTACTAAGAAGGATGGAACACCCACTAAGAGGGTAGCAAAGAGAAAGAAACCTATTAATCAGAACTTTCTTCTTGATATCACACCACTGACTGAGAATCAGGTATCAATGTTTGATGAGTGGGAGAAGGGTAAGAACCTCTTCACTTATGGTTGTGCAGGTACAGGTAAGACATTCATTGCATTGTATCTTGCACTCAAGGATATATTATCAGATACTAATCCATATCAGAAATTATATATTGTTAGGTCATTAGTATCTACAAGAGAGATTGGTTTCCTACCTGGTGACCATGATGATAAGGCATTACTATATCAGATACCATACAAGAACATGGTTAAGAACATGTTTAAGATGCCTGATGATAATGCATTTGATATGCTGTATGAAAACCTCAAGCACCAAGAGACTATATCTTTCTGGTCTACGTCATTCATACGTGGTACTACACTAGACAATGCTATTGTATTGGTTGATGAGTCACAGAACTTGAACTTCCATGAGTTAGATAGTATAATAACAAGAGTAGGACAAGACTCTAGGATTATATTTGCTGGTGATGTCTTCCAGACTGACCTAGTTAAAACTAATGAGAAGACTGGTATCTTAGATTTCCAACGTATCCTTGAGGGTATGGAAGAGTTCTCTTCTGTTGAGTTTGGTGTCGAGGACATCATTAGGTCAGGTCTTGTTAAGTCTTACCTTATCAGTAAAATTAATGCAGGACAAGCATAGTGTTCACTCATCGTAATGATATAACTCCCATCGAAATGACTGCTGAGATGGTTGAGGGTAAACGATTGTACTTCACACCTGAAGGCAACAAGTATCCATCAGTTACTACGGTCATCTCCAACAACGCTAAGAAAGCTAAGGCTATTGCTAGGTGGAGAAAGAATGTAGGTGAGGAGAAAGCAAACAATATAACAAAGAGGTCTACTACACGTGGTACTCACTTCCATTCTATTGTTGAAGATTATATTAATAATGAGTTAGACTTAGAGAAGTACAAAGAACATCCACTACCTGTAGTAATGTTCAAGCAATCTAAGACATATCTTGATAGGATAAATAATATATTACTACAAGAAGCAGCTCTATACTCAGATCATTTAGAATTGGCTGGTAGAGTTGACTGCATAGCAGAGTACGATGGACTGTTGTCCATTATAGATTTTAAAACTTCTGCTAAGGAGAAGAAGGAACAGTATCTTTATGATTACTTTGTTCAGGAAACTGCCTATGCATGTATGCTTCTAGAAAGATATGAGTTAAGGGTCAAGCAATTAGTTACTATAGTCTCCTGTGAAGATGGTGAGACACAAGTAGTTATTCGTCCTCTTAAGAAGGAATATCTTGCATCACTTTTTAAGTACATAGACGAGTACCAAAATAAACATGGAAAAAAGTAAACTATTAGAGGATAAATTTATGACGACTGCGAAATTCTCGCAGGAAGTGGAGAGAATAGTTTTAAATAATAATGATATGAATTATATTGACGCTATAATACACTACTGTGATCAGAATGAAATTGAATTGGAGACAGTTCCCAAACTCATTTCTAAACCACTTAAGGAAAAACTTAAGTATGATGCACAAGAACTAAACTTTATTAAACGTACATCCAGAGCCAAGTTAATGCTAGTATGACTTCCGAATTTTTTAGATCAGAATTAGTTAGAGGTGACATCCAAGAGATGATGGAACTTCAACAGATATGTTTTAAGTATGCTATGAGTTTTCCTCTCTTGAATAACGAGAAGAAACTTGAGTACTTAGAAGCATTGCAACTCATGATCGAGAAGCAAGAGATTATGTATGCACGTATGCAGTTGAGTGATGACCCAGAAGCAAAGACAGTCCTTGAGAACATGAAGCAAGGTATTGTAATGATGGGTGCTGACCCCAGTACAGATATTAAAACCATGTTTGATGAACTAAAGAGAAAGGTTGGATATATGTTGAAAGAAACACAGAAAGAAGCTTGACAAACCCCTTCGGTTCGTGCTATAAATAGTATATCGGGTTGACGAATTCGATACGGGAGTGACTGAATAATCTTTCTGGCATATAGCTGGATAAGGTGATGAGACACAGGTGGTGCTGCTATCTTCGGATAGAACCGACCAACCAGTCGGGTCTCAGGCAGAGTGAAATTCTTACTTACTGTAGTAATGCCTCGCTCTTATTGGTAATACAGAAATCCAATCTCCCACCCCTAAACAAATCCAATAAAATCTAAACAATCATATGTCATTTGCAGAATTAAAAAGAAAAAGTCAAGCTAATTTTGAATTTTTACAGAAAGAAATAGAGAAGACGAGTAGTAATAGTAACACTGATGAACGGTTATGGAAACCAGGATTAGATGCATCAGGAAGTGGATACGCAGTCATTAGATTCCTTCCACCACCAGAGCAAGATATAGAAGGTGATACACCTAGTCTTCCTTGGGCAAAACTTTATAGTCATGCCTTCCAAGGACCAGGTGGTTGGTACATTGAAAATTCTCTAACAACCCTTAATCAAAAGGATCCAGTTGGAGAGATTAACAGACAGCATTGGAATGCTGGTACTGAAGAAGGTAAAGAGTTAGCACGTAAGCAAAAGCGTAGACTGTCTTACTATAGTAACATCTACGTTGTTAAAGACACAAACGATCCTAGCAATGAAGGAAAAGTATTCCTTTATCGTTATGGTAAGAAGATCTTTGATAAGATCCTAGCAGCAATGCAACCTGAGTTCCAAGATGAGACACCAGTTGATGTCTTTGATCTTTGGGAAGGTGCTAACTTCAAGTTGAAGATTAAGACAGTTGCTGGATTCTGGAATTATGATAGCAGTGAGTTTGATAGTCCTAGTGCTCTTAGTTCAGATGATTCTGAATTGGAAGCCATTTATAAACAGGAACACAGTCTCAAAGCTTTCACAGCATCAGACCAGTTCAAGACATATGAAGAGTTACAGGCAAGACTGAATTTGGTTTTGAATAGTGCTCCTGCACCTGCTCCTGTTTACAGAGAGGAAGCAGAAGTTCCTGTTCCAGTCGCAGCAGTATCATCTGCTCCTAAGTTTAATACAACTAAGAGTGAACCATCGCCTGTGGCCGATGATGATGATGCCTTAAGTTATTTTGCTGCTTTAGCAAACGAAGACTAGAGGCGAAATTGAACTTTTGATTATGACAATTCGGGAAAAAAAATCCCGACTAAAATTGGTCAAAAAAGTCGAGCTAAACTAAGGTTTCTTTGACTTTTTTGGAAACAAACGCAGAGCACTTATTATAGGTGCTCTGTTTTTTTAGGTCCGCAATTAATGGTTTAACAAATTGACCTTTGATGATATAGATCTCTCGTTTTACATCATTCCTTCTAGTTTCATCTTCAAATATCGAAATACCTTTACTTATCGTATTTCCAGGAATTGTTGAAACTGAGTTATTTACATCTTCGTTGTTATATGTAAAACTGCCGTCATAGAAGGTTTTATCGACTTTTTGACCTTTTTTCAAAAATATCGTTCCTTTGTCATTTTTCACATCTTCTTTAATTTCATAATATCGTATAGTTGAGTATGGATCGCTATATTCACTTTCAACCCATTTTTGTAATGAATAATCAGAAACTGGCCAATCTTGATATAGATTGGTAATATCATTTGTTACTGCAACAACCCAATCTAGACCACTGCTACCATATACTTTATCAGCAACTTGCTCTATTCTCATGTTATTCTCTACAATAATTTTATTGTAGAAAACAGCATAATCGAATATATCAGGATTTACCTGAAATCTTCTAAAGAAGTTTTTTACTAAGATATAGTCAGAACTGGAAAAAGGAAAGCTCTGTTGTTTCTTGTCGTATTTTAGATTTGGTAATATTGAAAAATACATTAGTAACTCCAGTCTCTTTTTTGTTGTAGATCTTCTTTGTAGACAATCTTTGTTTCTACCATTTGAATTGATAGTTCTACTGCAGATGGATATCCACCCATATATGTTGAATAAGAACCATCTGGTGTATAGTTGATGTCTACATTTGTTAATGCTAAACCTTTATATTGTGTTAGGTATTGATGCATCTTACTACCATTCATTAACTTCATTCTGACCAAATCTGGTATCTTAATGAAGTTGGTAAATTTACTACTACCACTAGCATTCTTTCCATCACCTTGAGCATTACCGAAGTATGGTAATATTTCCATTTTAAATATATGGCATATTTGATGAATTACCTCTGCTTCTTTCTCATCCCTAGCAGACATCTTAAATTTGAATCCAATATTACGTGTTTGAGGACCACCAAACAGCAGTTCTACCATTGGGTTTTTAATAACAGCACTGGTAGCAGCAAGAACGTCATTTTGTGATAATTGTTGATTTGAATTTGAAAGTATTTTTGATACCACATCACTTGTAAGACCAACCATACCAGCAGGTATACTTTTTACTCCTTCTATTATTGCATTTTCAAAATTTCCACCAATAGCACCTAATATTCCAGCAGCAGCACTACCAAATTCTTTACCACCCCATGATGCAGCAGATGAAGTACTTACATCTTGAGGCATGTATAGTTGAATTGATGGTATTTGAGCATTAGCACCTGTTGAATGATTGAATTGTGTTGCCCTTCTTGAAAAGTTACCATCAATTTCATTAGGTTCACCATCAATCGTGGTTTTTAGTTGGTTGTAACCTACACCTGCTCTAAGGTCATTAATTGCTTTATTAGGTAATTGTAATGCTTCTGTATTTGTTAAATCTTCTACAGACTGTTTATTTAACCCACTTCCCTTAGTAAGCATAGGTGGTG